GCACCACCAGACGACGAAGGAGCCTAATGCCAGGAAAGAGGAGCGACCCGATCAAGCTGCGCAGGGACCGCGAGGCCATCGTGCGGGATATGGAGCAGAGGCTACCGCCCGACACCGAGGACCCCGAGTCCACGCTGCGCAGGGCGAAGAAGTTCGGCATGCCCCCGGAGGTCTCCGGCGGGATCGTCAACGGAACCAAGAAGGGCAAGAACACTGCCTAGGAGGTAACACGTGGCACTACTACTCTGGGCTGTCGCCGGCCTCGTGATCGCGGCCGACATCATCCTGTGTATCTACATCGTCTCGCTCTTCTGCTGACGCTGTCCTGGACCAACCCTAGCTGGAACGGTTGGACCAGGGAGTTCGTCCCGGACACGTCGTCCGTCTGCGACCAGGCGCCGATCCCGCTCACCGACCTCAGGGAGGTGCGCGTGTACGGGTTCTGGTCTGGCGGCCACGAGACCGTGCTGCTGACGAGGAAGGACGAGACACACCGCGAGGGAGCACCCGACTCAGTGCAGGTCGTGCTGCCCCACCCCGCGGACCTGTGGACGCTGATCGTAGTGGCGGCGGACTCCGCCGGCAACGAGTCGTGCGCGCAGACCACCGTAGTCAACGCGACCACCGACGTCGAGCACCACGAGCACCGCAAGGAGCCCGTGACGTGGTACGACGTGGCGGGCCGCAAGGTACAAGAACCCCACACCCCCGGCATATACCTTCGCAAGCAGGGCCGAGAGGTCACGAAGGTCGCCGTACTGAGGTAGACATGAAGGCACTGAGAGGCATCCTGCTGTTCACTGGCGTCGAGATCGTCACGCTCGTCGCGTGGCTCATCCTGGCCGGAGTCCCGTTCAACGGCGGCTACGCCGCGGTCGCGGTGCTCGCGGTCGGCTTGTTCGCCGAGCACTACGCGTCGGTGAACGTCGGCGCGGGACGCGCCCCGTTCGGCAAGCTCCCGGACTGAAGAGAAACGCAGAAACCCCCGCCTCCACCTCGGAGACGGGGGTCTTTCTGTTTCTACTGGTAGGCCCGGCAGGACTCGAACCCGCACGCCTCTCGGCACCGCGTTCTAAGCGCGGCGTGTCTACGCTTCCACCACGGGCCCAACGTAGTTCGGTGCGCACGCGCGGTGACCGATCACCGGCTAGTTCCGCCTAGAGCGTGCTTCATTCCCTTTCGGGCCAGTACTAGCAACCGTGGTTGGGGAGGCCGGATTTGAACCGGCGACCACCCGCTTCCAAGGCGGGTACGCTACCTGGCTGCGCTACTCCCCAGGGACTACTGAGTGGCCGTATCTCTCGCACGGAGGGCACAGAAGCTAGTCACGTAGGCTATAGGCTACGCTGATACTCTGTACGCCGGGACCCCTGCGGTTGCCCGGCCTATGGGACTCGAACCCTAGCCGCTACTTCCACTCATGCTTCAACGAGGGCGTGCTATCCAGTTTGACACTACGGTCGCGCTTGCGCGTGGCCACCGACCGGAGCGACTCGAACGCTCACTTCCCTCTGTCTTGGTAGCGGGGGCGGGGATCGAACCCGCGACCTCAGGATTATGAGTCCCGCGCTCTGCCACTGAGCTACCCCGCAGCACTACTGGTCTGACCACTCCCACGCGTCCCTATATCCCTCGACCATCAGTCTCTGGATCAGCAGGTCGTCCGGGTACCTCGGCAGCTTCGTCGCCGCGAGGGCTCCCTCGGCCCGCTGGAACAGCGCCTCGGCCATGCCCTGGATCATCTCCAGGCTGAACTCGCCGCGCTTAATCGCGATGATCTCCGCAGCGTCCGGCCTCCGCACGATGAGGCGACCAGTCTCGAATGCCCCGCACGCCATGCGCAGCAGGCGGATCAGGTGCGCGGCGTTCTTCACGTCGTAGCCGAAGCGCTCGACGAGCCGCTTCCGCTTGTCGCCCATGTAGCCCTGGTGCGCATGGTGCGTCATCTTGTGTAGCTGCGCGCGGGCGTAGCCGATGAAGGACGGGTACATCTCCTGCGACAGTAGGCGGTCACGCGCATGCTTGAGATCGAGGTACGGCCAGAATCCTATCCACCCGTGCTCGGAGTATACGTCCTCGTCATCGAGCCACAAAGTCCCGAGCACGTTCGGGTTTGACTTGTGCAGCATGCGCAGCCACTTCTGCCAGTCGTAGAACACGACGTCCCACTTGCCGTGCTTGAACTCGGCATGCTCCCAGACCTTGAGCCCGAGCTTGTACTCGGGAGGCGGGACGCAGATGACCATCAGGTCAGTATCGTCGACTCCGCGCTCGTCCTCCGGCGGGATGTGCGTGCCGTGGCTGTGCGAGCCGACGCGGAAGACGACCTTCGCGGCCGACTCCAGGTCGAACGGGACGGACATCGCGGCGTCGGGGAGGACCTCACGCCATAACTCGTACACGGTCTTCATTTCACCACCATCAGGATGCGGGAGTTGGCGTAGTACGCCATCTGCCGGACGAACGTCGGGTCATCGTCGACCATGAACCAGATGCCGAGGCGGTTGAGCACCGCGGCCTTGAACTGCCCCATCTCCGCCATCGACTCGCCCGGGCACAGGTGAATCTGCGTGTAACGGCACCCGAGGCGCTCCAACTTGGCGACCTTCTGCTCGGCGGAGTATGCTCCCCCGGGCAGGAATCCGGTGAGAACGTGGACCTCCTCACCATGGTCGTAGAGGAAGTTCGCGAGGGCCCTGATCTCCAGGTGGTCGAGCGTGCCGTCCAGGTCGAACCCCCACTTAGCCACTACGCGTCCCCACTCAGCATCATGTCGTGCAGGCGCGAGGCCCGCACCCCGACTTGCGTCGCCCACTTACTGTGCATCATGTCCGCCGCGGCCTGCGCCCAGTCCGAGCGCTGCACGGAGTCAATGAAGTGCGTGAACTGCGAGAGCCGCGTGCCGAGGTTGAACGCCATGTTCACGAGCACACGCTGTCGAACATCGTCGAGCAGCGGGTACGTCGGGAATAGCCCGCGCACGAGCAACTCCGCCGACGTGACGTCGGCCTCGAACAGGGCGTACATCTCGGCCTCAGTGATCTCGGTCATGCGCTGCTCGGTCCCGAGGAGGTGCCCGATGCCGATGGTCCAAAACCCAATCGAGTCTTTGTAAGGCCGCAAGCGCGCTCCTTCGTCGCGGGTTAGCTCCCTAGCCAGTAGCTGCCGGTCCATGCGACATCTCCACGGTCACCGCGACCTCGTCGAGGTTCTCGTCACTCAGGTAGTCGGAGAGCAGGAAGTTCACTACCTCCTCCATATCAATATCGGTGTGGACGCGCTTGAGCTTCCCACCTTCGGTGAGCACGGCATGGAACTCGTCATCCACCTTCTTGACCACCACGACCACCTGCATACTTCCTCCCGGCCGCCCTGTCGGCGGCCCTGACGATCTCGTTGAGTACCGGAATCCACTTGCGCTGTCTACCCTGTAGCTTCTCGAATATCCCCGCAGCCTCAGGCGCAGTGGGCTGCACGCCATTTCTCCACACGAGCAGGCGCACATTCAGGCCGGAGACGATGGTGGGCTCCCACTTCCTCCACCACAGCGTAGTCGTCGGCAACTCCCGGTAAGGGCGCTGCCGGCGCATCCAGTGCCTGGTGCAACGCGACCCGTAGGTCGCGATCTTGCCGCAACGAGCAGCCCTACACCTCGGGAAATACGTCACGAGGGTACACTCCCGGGTGAGCCGTCCGCCACTCCGCGATCATCTCCAGCGTGAGCGCGTAACCCGCGGTGTCCGTGTTGTTGTCGCGCTTCGGCTTGTTGCGGTGCCGTGACTGCTTCACGCAGATCATGGCCTGGCCGATGTCCTCGGCCTCCAGACGCACGCCGGGGCGCAGCTTGTTGCGCAGTAGCGCGGTCAGCATGTCGGCCGAGCGAGTCATGTCGAAGATCGGGTGCCCGTAGGCCTCTCCGCGGGAACCGAGCACGAGGCGGTGAGCCTCCTGCGCGACGCTCTCCGTCTGGAGCGCTCGCGGTGTATAGATGGGCTCGGGAGACTCGATCATACACTCCTTCACGATGTCGCTGGTAACGCGTTGGTGCAGTCTCAGGAACTCGCGCGCAGTCTGCCGGTCCGAGTCCGGCGCCGTCGCGCGCTTCTCCTCGATCTCCTGGCGGATGTACTGCACCGCGTCGAGCAACTCCTGGTACAGGTCGATGAGTGGGTCGCGCCCGTTGAACGCGCGCAGTGTCTCACCGTACTTCTCCTTGCCCATCGCCGACCGCAGCTTCAGGTCCGTGACGACGAGTGGGGTGATCTCTCGACCAGTCCCCTTCGGGGCCGGCTCGGGCTTGTTCGGGTCCATACTACAATCCTCCCCATGATATTCAGTAGTCCAGAGACGACCATCACCCCAACCCGCTCCACACTCTCGGCAGTTCACGCTGCCGCCTTCCACTCGACCAACTGCGACCAGGCCGCGCCCGGTGCCCCGACCTTGAGCGCGACCGGGATGTAGAAGTCCTTGCGCACGCAGTCGAACCGGCGCTCCATGATGCGCTTCATCTCCAGCGCGGCCCTCTCGCGCATCGCGAGCGGCACGCAGGCGAGCATCGAGTCGTGCACTGTGGTCACGAGCCGCCCGCCGAGAGAGCGTAGCATTTCGGCCACGTCCTTCATGACGCACCACAGGATGTCAGCCACCGTGCTCTGCGGGATGAAGTCCACCGCCGCCGGGGCCGCACCCGTGTGGAAGAAGCGGGTCCTACCGAACGGGTTCGTGATGTACCGCTTGCTCGTGCACAACTCCACCAACAACTGCTTGTACGCCGTCGCGTCCGTGTAGTAGCCCCAGATGCCACTAGACACGACCTGGCAGTCCGCGGGGGACACGTACATGTGCTCCTGCTCCAGGATCATGTCGGACTGCTTCGACGGGCTCGCCAGGTACTGCGACGCGTACGTCACGTTCTTCGCCACCTTGCGGCTGATGCCGAGTCGGTCGGCGTTCGTCTGGTGCATGTCGCCGGCCAGGTCCTCCAGCAGTTGCCGGTCCCCAGATATGCCGGCGAGCACGTACAACTCCGCCGACTTGTAATCGGCCTCGACGAAGCACATGTCGTCGCGGTCCGGCACGTACAGCACGCGGCACCGCTTCGGCTGGTTCTGGATGTTCGGCTTGTAGCTGACTAGGCGCCCGGTGACGGTGGCGCCCTTCGACCGCATATCCCCACTCTCGTTCTTCTCCCGTGTGCTCCCTCGCTCGGAGTCCTTCGACGCGGGCAGGTAGCTCGGGTGGACCCAGTTCTCCTCGGAGAACATGACGGGCTGCACGTACGTCGAGAGCGTCTTGGCCACGTCTCGCATCTTCAGCATCAGGTCGAACGTGCGCGCGACCGCGCGCGGGTCCGTCTGCCAGGCCCCCGGGATCATGTCGTCGTCGCGGTTCTTCTCCACGTACGCCTGGAGCTTGATGAGCGCGAGTTCGTCGACCGAGACCCCGTCCTCCTTGCTGCGCTGTACCGGGAGGCCCCACTGCTTGTAGAGCAGCTTCTGCAACTGCGGGTTCGACGAGAACTTCACGTCGGGGAACATCCGCGTCCAGAGCTTCAGGTACCGGAACAGTTGCTTCTCCAACTTCGGGCACCACTCCTCTGCGTACGTCTTGTTCGTCCGCAGTCCCCCGCGTGACATCAGCGCTAGCTCGGGGAGGGTGGCCATGACTCCTGGCCCAGGGTGCCCGTCACGACCCATGAAGTACTTCCACGCGCCGAGAGACTTCATGACCGCGATCTCCTGCTTCGCGATCCACACCGTGTAGAACGAGTCCTTGGCCGCGTACCCTCGCGGGTCGGCCTTCACCATTGCGCGCCAGTGGGACGTCTCCTTGCGGGACGACGTCTTCCACGGCTCCAGGTCCAGGAACAGCGACGCCACGCGGCCGAGCGCCTTGTGCAGGTCCGGCTGGATGTTCACCGCGGCGAACATCGTGTCGAACACGCACTCGTCGATCACGCGCTGCGCGATGTAGACGCCGTTCGCCATCAAGCGAGGGAGGTCGAACGGGGAGTTGTGGAACGCGTACATCCGGCCCGGTAGCGCGAAGATGCGCTCGATCAGGGCCCGCGTGTCCTCGTTCCAGTCGAGCGCGGCGGTGACCTTGCCGTCGCTGAACGACACGAGGTCGATCACCTCGTTGTCGATGCCGTGCGTCTCGATGTCCACCGCGATCAGGTCACCGAGGTCCTCGATGTCTGGCAGCGTCTCGATGCTGCTGTGGTACTTGAACTTCTTCCCGACCTCGCGCGTGTCGCCGTCAACCACCCGCTTCAGGCGCTTGATGTCCTCGATGAACGCCGGGGCCACCGCGAACTGCTCGGTGCGGATGTGCTCCAGGGTGAACGTCGGGACGACGGTGCCTGCGAAGTCGGCCCCGAGCAGGGACGGCCGCGCCTCCTTGACGAACTTCATCTTGGGGTCGCCGGCCTTCGCACCGGTGGCCTTGCTCGCGTTCTTGTACGTCCCCACCTGCTTCCACACCTCGGTCGGGACCGGGTGGAACAGGTGCTTGCGGATCAGGTAGCCGCGAGCGTCGAAGATGCCCTCGTTGATGCCGGTGAGCGCGTAGAACGGCTCCGTGCCCATCGGGACCACGACGCTCGGCGACGACCGCTTGATCTCGCGCGTGAAGCGCTCGCGGGCGGCCCTGATCTGGGACACGAGCGGCTTGTTGTTGGAGCCGGCCGGAGGCTCGTCGAGCATGTAGACGATGCGGCACTGGCTCTTGAGTATGCCGGCCTTGTGTAGCTGGCGCCAGAACCACGCTTCCATGCCCTCGCCGGGCTTCGACACCATGACGAAGAGGTAGGGTGAGTCCGCGCGTCCGAACGCTTTCATGCTGACCTCCGGCGGTGCGGGAACGACTCCGTGGAGAAGCCCTCGGCTTCTAGCCTCGTAACTAGCCTGTCCAGGACTCGCTCCCGCTTCTCACCGTGCGACTGCTTGAGCATCTCCGTGATCCCCTCCATCCCGCGCGCCAGCGTCACGGCGCAGAGGTGGCAGACGGACTCGGTGAACGTGATTCGGTACTCGTCTCGCTCGACGACAGGGTGGGTCCTGCTGTAGCCCCGGCCGCATACTGTGCATCTCTGTTCGCGCATCTTGCGCTCCTATGCAGTCGGCCACCGACCCCGGGACTGGTGTTCAACCACCAGAGAAAACGGAGCCCGCAGAACCATCTCCACTTGTCACGAACGTCGATGAGGACGTCCTCGTCAGTCAGTCGTGTAGCGCCACGCAGCGAGTTGCACGCGTAGCAGAGCAGGCGGAATCCGCCCTCGTTGCACCCCGGCACCAGGTGGTCAAGCGTAAGGCGCGGGTGAGAGCCCGCGCCGTACCTCCGTCCCAGGAACCAGGGCCACCCTCGCGAGTAGTAGACCTCGATGAGGTAGGTCGGCAGCCCACAGATCGCGCAGCGCGTGCCGCCGTCTAGCATCTTCCCGGCCCAGTACTCCGAGGTGGACCGGTCCAGCCCGTGCTCAGCCCTGAGGTTCCGCGCGATCCCCGGCAGACTCGCGTTGTAGCGCCTCATCTCCTCGCGTCGTGACTTCACTCGCACCCTCCGCCGGAGCCGGCTCGCCGAACAGGGTCTCGGCTGCGCTGAGTGCCTGGAAGATGGCGTCGCGGGCGACCTCGATCACGTACTTCTTGTACTCGCGGGCCTCCTCCTCGGGGATCGGGAACTCCATCCCGTCGACCATGACTCGATTGCGGAGCAGGTCGATGCCCTCGACCCGGGTGAAGTCGGGCAGGCGGGGCATGGCCCCGCCGAGCACACCGTACTGATAGCCGGCCGCGCCGACAGGCACCCTCGCGGGACGCACCGGGGCGCCGGCCTCGATGGCCTCGTCGAGGCTCTTGTAGCGCTCCTGCTCGGTAGGCAGTGCCCCGTCGGTGATACCGAGGGAAGCCGCGAGCCTGTCGCGCTCGATGCGCTCCTCGTCCGAGAGCGGGGGCGCCTCCGGTACGGGCCGACCGAAGTCGGCGCTCTGGGCGGTCGGGACGGGAGTGGCCGAAGCCATTCCCCCACGCACGCCTGAGCGGTTGTCCGAGGACGTCCTCTCGATCATCTCGGTGAAGTCGTTCCTCGGGTAGACCACCTCGTCGGCCATGCTACTCCCCCTCGTCGTCCGTCTTCGCCGGGGCGTCCGGGAGGAACGACTCGACGCTGTCGCGCTTCTCCAGGATCGGCTCGCCCTCCGAGTCGACCACCGGCTTCCGGGTCTTGCGGTCCTTCTTCGGGCCGTTCGTCTGGACGATGTTGGCCACCACGGCCTTGTCGTTCAGCGGCGACGACTCGCCCGGCTTGCCCTTCGACGGGAACACCTTGCTGAGCAGCGACGCCTTCAGCACGCCGCCGGCTGGCATGAGTCCCGTGGCCTGGAGCAGGGAGATGATCGCTCCGTTGCTCCGGTCGTTCATCTGGTCGTGGCCCTTCGGAAGCTCCGCCGCGTGGTTGAGGTAGAAGTGCCCGAAGACCTTCGAGCCGTTGTTCTTGTCGGACTGCCTGATCTTGCCGATCACGACCACGTCCATCAGCTTCGACTCCGTGACCGTGCGGTACGCCGAGGTGATCGTGATGCGCTCAGACCAGCGCGAGTACTCCACGCCGTTCTTGTCAGTGCTGACCTTGGCGCCCTTCGGTACCTTCAGCGGGTCCTGCATGCCGCCCGCGATGGCCGCCTGCGCGCGCGCCACGGCCTCCTTGTCCACGTCCTTGAAGTCGGGGGTGACCGGGTTCTGCGTCGTCTTCGCCATGTGTTCTCCTAGTAGTAAGACAGGCACCGGAATAGTCCGGTATCTCCCTCACTCAGTCCATTTCTCCTGCGCACCGCCTCGACGAGCATGCGCTTGTCTTCCTGCTCGAACTCCTCGCGGGTCAGCGGTGTGAGGCCGTACGCCTTGCAGTTCGCGAGCATCACCCGGAACTGATCGCTGGCCTCGCTCCTGGACCCGCGCCCTAGAAAGGGTTGGTCGCGAGCACCTCGAAGCGGTCGGTTTCGAGGTCGCGGGGAGCGAGCAGAACCGCCTTGTTGATCGCCGCCTGGATGTCGTCGGCCAGTACGAACTGCGGCGGGACGATGATGGTCTTCTTCTTGCCCTCGATCTGCTCGGCCTGCGTCGGCTGATACAGAACCGAGATCAGGAACACGCTGCCTGGTGCGCTCATCTTGTCTCCTTGGTTGCGGGGTCCTACTTCTTCGACTTCTTCTTCAGCGGGGCCGCCTTCTGTCCCGCGTTGTACTCCACGTACTTCACCCACCATGGCGACGGGTTGCGGTCGAGCACCAGCCGCGCGAGGGGGTTCGGAGCCTCCTCGTCGTCAGTGCGCAGCTTCGCCGGGAACTTCCCGTCGTACTCCGTGATCGCCACGACCACTGGAGAGATGTCGTCAGCGCCCGGCACCAGAATCTCGTCGCGCACGAGGCGCACGATGGTGCTGAACTGCGCGGGCAGGTAGTCGATCATCGTCCAGCCCGGGTGCTGTGGGCCGCCGACTACGTGGCCGTTCGGGCCGCCGACCTGCTTGCTCTCCTCGTGCATCACGAAGATGATGTGCTTGTCGGGGTGCGCGTCGAACAGCAGGTCGAGGTAGTTCTTCGACAGGCCGTCCACGCCCTGGTAGTCGCCGCGGTTCGGGATGGAGATACCTCCCTTGCCAAGTTCACCCACGATGTAGTGCTTCTCGCGGTCCACCGACAGCGTGTTCGCGATGAACGAGACGCTGTCCAGCGCGACCTTCGAGTAGGTGTCCACCACGATCACGCCGATGTCCGGGCCGACCTCGTCCAGGTCCATCATGCAGAACTGCTGGAACTGCGCGCTCGGGTCCGGGCCCTCCGGGCGGATGACCTCGACGCGGTCGCGCTTGGCCTTGCTGATCGAACTCAGCAGCCATGAGTTCTTGTCGGCCGCGTAGTACGCGATGCGGCCCCAGTCCTCGGGGATCGACAAGGCGAAGCGCGTTTTGCCGACGCCGGCTCGCCCGTAGATGAGAATCCTCTCCTTCACGGACTCGTCGATCTCGGACCCGTGCAGGAAGTTCAGCTTGTTCGTCTTCGCCATCGTACCCCTTCACCTCTCCCGAGGGTTGTAGGCGCGGAACCTGGCGCCTCGTTGTGATGCTGTGAAGGCAGAGGGCGGGCCGGCATCTCACCGACCATCTCCCGCATCACTGCGGGTGTCTTCTCTTAAACGACACCCCACGATGGCACTACCGGTGGCGGTCCCCCGACGGGCGATTCGCACGCGTGATCGCCTTGCGGGCCGAGTTCGGCGTCGAGAACGTGCGGACGCTCCCGTAGAAGTCGCGCAGGAAGTCGGTCGAGGTCGGGGTCGTCAGCGAGACCGCGTAGCGGCCCCCGTCGATCTGGACCACCTTCATGGTGTACGTGGTCGTGGTGCTCTCGGTCATCGTGGCAGTCATCTCTGTCTCCTCAGTTGGTCGTGGTCTTCTCCCACCCCATACTCTCACAGGGGCGGGACTTAGTCAAGTGTTCAGCCTTCGTAAGCCGTGTCCAGCGCGTGCTCCACCTGCTCTAGAGGTAGCTCCGAGTCCTCTCCCCTCAGGCTGTTGGCCCACCGCAGCGCCCTCGCGGCCTCTGCGCGAGTGACGCCCAGTTCGCGGAACTTCTTGGCCGTGTGCCACATGACCTTGTGGCGCCCCGGCTCCTCCTGCCCCTGCGTTAGGTACGTCTGCGCCATCCGCGTCAGGTGCGCGAACACGGCCTGCCACGTCTGCCCGGCAACGACCTCACCCTGGTCCGGGTCGGTCAGAGCCTGCGGCGGCGTGCCCACCACGAGCAGCTTGGCCACCCCAGGGAACACGCGGTCGGTGCTGACCACGAACGACGCCTTGCGCCCCGTCTTCACGTTGCGCGTGCCTGGACAGCGCATCAAGCGAGGGAGGTCCGACGTGCTCGTGTCCACTCGGCAGCCGCACACGACGCCGAGCTTCTCGTCGAGCCGCTTCAGCCAGTAGCTGTTGACCCGGCGCACCATCTGGCGCGGCCAACCGGGAACGCTCTTGTCTTCGGCGTTCACGAGCGGGCAATCCCTGAGCCTGATCCACGCCTGCGCCCCACGCCCCGAGTCGATGATGATCGGCTGGTTCAGCGAGAAGTCCCGGCCGATCCACTCGCCGAGCCACAACAGGGCGTGGTTCACTGCGGCCTGCGCGTCGTACACCTCCTCGACCGGGTCCATGTCGATCAGGAAGTACGACCAGTGCGTCACGTCCCCCGACGCGTGCCTGGCTCCGCCCCGGTAGCTGGTCGGGTTCGGCGCGACGTAGACGTTCCTGTCCCGGTACGCCCGCGCGAACTTCCTGACCTCGGCGGCGGACGTAGCGTAGTCCCCGTCCCGCAGATCATCCGCGCGAGCAAATAGACGCACAACAGACCCAGGAGGATGCGGAAGCACACCCCACAGAGCGTCGAACTCATCCGGTCGTCGGCTGGGCATACGTGTCCTCGCGGTCCTTGAACACCGACGAGTCGAGCAGTCCGACCTCCCCGATGAGTACGCGGAAGTACGGGTCCTCGCTGTTGCCGGCGAACCCACCGTTCAGCTTCTCGTTGGGCGGAGGCACAGCACCCTGCTGCCTCCACAACTCCTCTACCCTGCGCATCTCAGAGACGTGGTCGCGCAGGGCGTCCATGACGGAGCGATGCAGAAGGCTCTCCAGGTTGACGCTCATCGCGCTCTGGAAGAACATCTCCTCGGCCGTCTTCCGCCCCTTGCCCGTCACGAACTTCAGCTTGCGCACTAGATTCATGATCGTCCCGCCGTAGCGCCTGCGCTTGGTGCAGTAGCGCTCCGACAGCGGGTGCGCGTAGAGGTGCTCGTGGTAGTGGCGCAGGGCGAGCCTCATGTAGGTGCCGAAGTTCATCCCCGACGCCAGTCCTCGGTTCTGCTCGTGCCACACCTTGTTCCCCACCACGACGACCCGGTCGGGACGGCCGATCCATATGACGTCTGTCTCAGGGTCCGGCCACTCGAACGGCTGCTCCACCTCCAGGACCTCAGTGATCTCGAACTTGTCACGCCACAGCGGCATCGCGGGTGCGAGGTCCTCCATCTGCTGCACGGCCTTCAGCGCACCGGGCTGCGCCGACGGGTGCGCCGATGGGATCAACTTCCTGAACTCGTAGCACTCGCCCCAGAGCGACTCCTCCAGTGGCTCGCCGTTGAAGTGCCGCTCGAACGCCCGGTGCAGGATGCGCCCCGCGTCGAGTGCCGGCGACGTCGCCACCGGCACCCGGTTCATCACCCACTTCGCCCACCAGCGGAACCTGCACTGCATGAAGTCCTGGACGGACGAGACGTTGACTCGGTACATCAGACCTCTTCCGCGGGCACGTCCCCGAAGTCCGGGCCCGCGAGAGCCTCCTCGGCCGCGGACGCTGCCGTCTTCGCCTCGGCCATCTGGTCCGGTAGCTCCACGTTCGGGTTCGGCACGTGCTGCGCCGGCCCGTTCAGCGCCACCGCCGTCTGCTCCAGGGACGAGACGGGGTGTGGCCCGACGCCGAGCCCCTCGCGCTCCATGAATGCCATCGCCGCGTCCTCCTCCCGCTGCAACTCGGGGTCCTTCGGCGCCTCGACCTCGGTCTCCTTGCGCAGGAGCTTCGGCTCCGGCAGCACGAGCGGGCGCTGGCGTGTGAGCAGCACGCCGACGCGGCCGACTGAGCCCGGCAGGAGCGACACGACCCGCCAGCCCTCAGGGCTGTTGAGCATGTCGTTCAGGTAGTTCCCGAGGTTGAGCGGCTCCTGCTCGGTGCTGCCGTACGCGTTCACCGTCTTCCCGTGGCCGGCGAAGCTACGCTCGCACGAGTGGAACTCGTCCACCATCGCGACCCAGTGCGGACCCTGCGGCGTGTCCACGTAGCGGGCCTGCGGGTAGAGGTGGCGCACCGTGAAGTCCAGGTCGTACTCGGACCAGTCGACGTCCTTGCCCTCGGTGACCTTCCCCGTTCCCTCGGCTGGTGCGGCGGTCTCGACGGGCGCC